TGTTTAGCATCGCTAAACATAGTACGCCCCAGTAGATAGTTCTCCGCGAGCTACACCGCCACAGCGGCTCTCGTCGAGAGAGTGATCGTAGCCTATATGTCAAGTACCGCAAGCCTGTGGATAACTTAGACACGCCAATAGATTTATACATGATCTCGACCTCGCACAATTATTTCGACGCTATCCCACGCCTCATTACCGATTACATGTTTGGCCGCCTCAAAGCGTCGGTAATGATCAACTACGACCTTATGAGGGGCAGGATGTAAACGCTGCTTTTGAGCAGCTAATAGACATAGCAGGGGAGTATCAATTGCAATTAATTTAGGAGTTCCACCGAGAGATTTAGCGACTGTGAGCCAGACAAGCCTGTGGCCTAACAGTGTGTGAGTGCCATCGCATATTACGTCGAGCCCTGCATGAGCAGCCTCAATAGCTTTTAGGCGTTCATAGCGCATAAAGGCACCTACATCGATGCCCGGGTGAGTACGTACCGCCTCAGTATTAAACACATGATCGGCGGGGTCTTTATTTTTGGCTACCCACGTAGATTTACCAGCACCCGGAGCTCCCATGAGCACGGTAATCACGCGGGCTCCATAGACTTTACGTCTAGATTACCGCACCCTGTACATTCGACCACATGGACGTAAGCCGGTAATAATTCTGAAACTACGCGTATTTGATGATCTATCTCGATCTTACATACTCTGCAATAATGGCTAATGGACTGCATAAATACTCCGAGCAAGATCACCGATAGGCGATAGATCATCTTGATTAATCCAGTAGCTACCATCCTTACGCCTGCGCTGGGCTACCTTGGCACTCTTAATCGGTATCCATCCAGCTATGTAGTAGGTAGGGGATTTACCCGTGACAAGGATTGCAATATCGGAGGATCTATCTCGATCAGTCAGGATCAGGTGAGCATCTTTATAGCTAGACCACTTAATCTCGATATTGCCACCTATATCGGCATGTAGCTTAAATGTGTTTACACCCGGCTCATAGTTTTTTATCCCGAAGTAATAGGCGACCACCATTTCAGCACCTATTGACTCAGCATCTCGAGCAATACCCTCATGTAGGTTTACCTTTTGGAATGATCGATCAATCTTATTAGGGGACTCAAATGCCCTACGAAATGCAATCGAGGCAGCTACGAATTCATCGTCGCGCTGTAAGCGCTGCATAATCATTTACGATTACACTCCAAACAAATCCAGAGCTGACTAGGGCCCTCGCCGGTATAGCCGCCATGTAAACGGTTGGAAAAGTGTTCGCCCTTGTCACACCATTCAATCGACGGAGGAGTGACGGTATCCCGTAACTCGGTGCCGTCCATGTCGATACGTAGGCGTTCACCTGTCGATAGATTGATCATTTCGAGATCGCCTGTCATTTTTCCCACCGAGGAGGACACTGCACATCGCGGTTACTCTCAGTGCAGACAAATCCTTTATATGGTTTCCCAGTCTTGCCGTTCACGCCCTCTTTATAGGCCATAGCCCCATGCCGGCAACTTGGCACATCGAGGACAGCTGTAGGGGTCACTAGCTGCTGGCCCACGTTTTCAATCGCTGAGCCAAAACTCCAAGGATCTCGCTCCTCGGTGACAGTCATAGTCACACTGCCTACAGGCGGTACGACAGATAAACCGACCCGGCGCATCTCCTCAAAGCTAGGCCGATTGGCATTTTCGCTAAATTTAGATATGCCGCCAGTGTGTAGGGAACGCCCTATAGATGATGTAACACAATTCTCCATAGGAAAGCGATTAGATGAGCTACGGATCTCCTCAGCGAAATCACTGGCATAAGGGATCATGTCCTGTACATCTCGGTATAAATCTGTCTGGACAATGTAACGAGTACCGTCTTGATAGACGAGCTTTGTATCTATGCGACCGGTGGGGTAGTGGAGCCAAAACTTCTCTATACGTTCAGCTACAGATTCATAGCCCTCGAGTGGATTAGCCATGGTTGGTCTCACGCTCTGATCCGATTCTCATACCAACAGATCGACCGCGCCAGTATCCGTCTTTCTTACCGGCTGAGTGGCCGAGTGTGTAAAAGATTGTGGCCGATGCGAATGTATATATAACTATCCATACAAATAGCGTTTCATAATTCATAACTTTTGCCCCTTAGTGTTATGGTCGTAACACGGGAACAGATCAAGTTATGTAAAGCTAGTAGGAGCGGATCACGCTCAAATTAACTTGACATAATGTAACGAATCGGATGGAAAATAATTATGTGTTTTTCACCACAATTTGTCTTGACTTGCTCCTCAGTTCGACGGTTGAATGAGTGGTAACACTCACTTGCTAAGACTCTAGGGGATACCCCAGACACTAGGCAAGTACCGACACGCGGACGCTACAGAAATGGGGCTAAAATGTCTGCACCTAAAATGCACCCTAACGGGTTTGTGAGTGTCACTAGTACGGCCAATATGCAGGGCAGAATACAGCTATTTGGTTATGGCTTTCATGAACAAGCGGTAAACCCGGGGGACCTAGTAATCGTTACTACAGATTATCTAGTCGAAAATGCCAATAGACAAAAAATAGAATTTTGTCTAAAGGTACGCGGTAGGGACATGCACCTATTTGAGGCTGCATCACATACGGCGCGGTTGCTCTGGGATGATAATAAACATTGGCTTACGGCGGCTAACGGTACGCTCGGCCTCGACATGCGCGGTAAGAGTGAAATACGCCTATCGGAGTCACTAGCTAACATAGCGGCGTTTTACCCCCCCTCCGACTAAGTGATTATGCGCTAGCGGCCTGAGTTTTCGACCACGATCACATAAAGGCGATCGAGTCGCTCCTCAATTCTTGTTACTTGGTCTTTCATGGAATTACCGCCATTAGGTAAGAGCTCACGCATAATAGATTTAACCAAGTACCTAACCAAAAAAAAGAATGAGGAGATGAGCGTAGCGATAGCTACGCCCATCCCGGCCCATTCAGTCGGAGTCACTTCCCCTTGACTCCGAAAGCTGCATCGTTAGGGTTTAGCCAGCGCAGCGCTACAGGTACAAGGGCTGCAACTCCGCCCATGGCTAGTTTTTTTGGATCAGTAATGCCGGCAGCGTACATACCTAGCGCAGCTGCTAAAAATGATCTGGCCCATGAGGCCGCGGTCTCTTTTAATTCTTTCATCGTTTTAGTCCTAACTTAGAGATTAGCGCCTCGACTTTTGCCGGTGCGATTTCAACCTCGAAGTGCATCTCGTCGATCCTGCCCTTGTAATCGCCGCCCCACCTGAGGCCGTATTTCTTAGCAAGTGCCCTAATCATCGGTACTTTCTCAGGCGGGAATGTGCCCACCTTGCCTAGAGGATGTTTAGTCGCGTTAAGGTCGATCGCCGTGCCGGATGAGTGACACGAAAGGCGATCAGTAGATCCGCGTACATTTCTAAACGCGTACGCCCAGTCATCGTAAACGCCTTGATCTATCGGCTCTATTAGCTCATGAAACTCAGAGGCGAAAGCTGCAAGTAATGGCCCTACACTCTCGGCACATTTAAGTTTACGATCCGTACCCTTTACCGGGTAAGAGGTAATTCTAATTTCATCTGGGTCTTTACTGGCCGGGTAGCCATTGTAGCTCCGCAACGTGTTCTGCATTTGAGCACTCCCATCGCATTAAATCGTTAAGTACTATTTCAGAATGTCCGCACTTTGGCTCAGGCGGAATAAATGCATCAAAAACTTCATCGTATTTATAACCGATTCCGGCATAGTTATATCTAATGTTGCCGTTATAACTTGTACGTTTACATACTTGTCCTCGGATTTCTCCGTACGCCTGCTCCCAATCAGTTATGCCGTCTATGATTTCCCACTCATCGCGGCCTGTAATAACCTCGGTAACGATATTATTCTCATCTAAAAATGCATAGTGAGCCATTAGACAGTCACCGTTCCCGTTCCAGATGTGAATGAGTAAATCTTAAAACCACCTGTTGTAGTCTTTGTGTAAACTAGTGTTCCTGCAATTGTAGTCAAATCTGGGAATGTATCGGCGTAGCGAATTATCACAATTCCCGATCCGCCATTACCTCCTGAACCTGCGAATGAACTTTGATATGCAGCTCCGCCTCCACCAGATCCAGTATTTACTACACCTGCTGCGCCTGAATTATTTGTACCTGCTGCACCAGCGTTTCCACCAATACTGCTTCCACCGAGTCCAGCAGTTCCTCCTTGATAAGTCGCCGCGCCTCCGCCGCCTGCATAAGTTACGGATGCGCCTGAATAACTATTAGCAGTTCCTGCGCCGCCATTGCCGCCTGCAGTGCTAGTTCCGTTTGCACCTACTGCACTTGCTCCGCCTCCACCACCACCACCGTAATTAGGAGCTGCACTATTACCTGAACCGCCATTGTTACCTTGAGAAGGTGAAGCACTCGGAGTGTTACCTGTTCCGCCGCTGCTCCCGTTATATCCGCCGCCGCCTGAACCGCCGTTGCCACCATTTCGTGCACCACTTGATGAAGCGAAACCTCCACCTGCTGAAGTAATAGATGAAAATACTGAATCTGATCCTACTGTTCCATCTGCGTTACCGATTGGATTAACTCCGCCTGCACCGCCAGCGCCAATTGTTACTGTAAAACTTGCACCGATTGAGAAACTTGCAGCAGTTCTAAATCCACCTGCACCTCCGCCTGCTGAACCACCATTAGCACCGCCGCCGCCACCTGCGACGACTAGATAATCTACAGAAGATGGGGGAACCACTAGGTTAGGTCTGCTATAAAATGCTAAGCAATTATTGAGCATTAGCCAATAGCCCCGACGACGTACCAAGCGTCTGTGCCTGTTTTAATGCATGCAGCGCTTCTATATTGTGCAAGCGTAGGCGCGGCAGGGACTGTGCCTGCCGAGAGAATTGTAGTAGTTCCTGGAGTCACTGCCGATATAGTACAAGCGCCTACGCCTATATTAAGAATTGTAAGTACTGTGCCAATTGGAAAAGCAACAGAGGCATTAGTAGGTATTTTAATGGCATTAGCTGAGGCATTAGATTGCGTAATAAGTACCTGATATTGGTCATTAAGTACCGTCGTATAAGTAGTGCCTGTCTGTGCATTGAGAGTAAAAGCTACTAAAGAATTATAATCTGCCGCTGTAAAGATATCTCCCGTAACGGCCGGCATACCTACAACCATCTGAACCCCCTAATATCCCATAATCGATTGTCCGATTATCCCGTAAGTACTTGATCCAACGATAAAAGCCTCGACGATTGGCTCGAGGGTAGTTACGGTGCATTTCATTTCGTTAGGGGTGATCTGCCACGCTAGTCCCTGCACCTGTAGGGTCTTAGTTATGTAACTGCCGCCGGGCTGCTCGTCGGTAATAGTGACGTTATCGAAATACTCAAGCCCGATCATCGTATCCGTAGGTACGGCCGTATTGAGCAGATCGACCGTCATAGCATCGATACGGATAGTAGTCTCGGCCCTAGTAGCTACATAGATCCGAGCTATATCTAATACCTGTGCATCGGTTTCAGGGATCATGTCCGTAATGGTTGTACCGTGCGGAAAGTACTTAGCCGATGA